CCCATATATTAGTTCAATTGTTTATTAATTTCTCCAAAATAATTGAACCATCATTATACAAAAAGCTAAGAAAAGACATATACCTGTCTTTAGAGTAAATGGTTCTTGAAACCATGAATGTGCCATGTAACTAAATACTATTGCCCCTATTGAAAACCCCATCAATCTTGATGGCCATAACTCTCCTTCAAAATGTGATACCATATATTTTACAGACATAATATAAAGAAATGAAATTGGTACTCCCATTAATGAAATAATCATTGGATGTTGTTTAAACCATTCCCATCTGAATTGCCCTTGCAATTGGACAAATGTAAGTACTTGTGCTAGTACCCCGAAGCTAAAACCTATTATAAAATTCATAATTTATTTTTTACTCTACGTTCTATGATTTCTTCAATCTCATTTTCAATTTCTTCAGTAATACTATCATCAAGATTATACCACCAATCATCAAATCCTTTTCTTTCACATAAAGAATCGAAAATTTCTAAAACACATTTTTTAATTTCTCTGCTCATACTTTTTTTTATAGCACTTATGACTTGCGTACACTCTTAATTTTCCTGTTAATTCCCAATCATCATATACCTTATCAAAATTTGTTATAAGAGCATCTACACCCTTGAAGTGAAAATAAGTAGAACAAGAGTCAATTACTTTTTCAATCCAATTATATACATCGTACTTATTGTTATAAATTTCTATCACTATAGTCTGCTGAATTTTAAATACTGTGTTGCTTTTATTGCTTCAAAGAATTTCTTATGTGCTGAGTTTTGTGAAGGCTTTCTTCCTTTAGGTGTTAGTAATTCCTTTACAGCTTTTACTTTTCCTTCCTCTCCCCAATGAATAAAGTATCCCTTATTTCTTGTTACTAATCTAACTTCATTACCATTTACAATGGCTGATGCTAGATATTCGCTTATTATTTGTTTCATTATATAGTGGATTCTAATTTGGTTCTTACTTGATCCAGCATTTGTGTTTCGTTCTTGAATAGTTTTTCCTCTAATGCTTGTCTGTCTGTTTCAATATGAGCATGAATAGTTTCTATGATCTTATCATATGCTTTAGGATGAATAGATTTTGCAAAAGAGAACTTTGTATTTGTTAGTTGAATACCTGAATCTTTTAATAGAATGTAGTAGTGTTTTTGCTCATTGATGAGAAAATACTTATTACTAAGTGGTGTCATCCTTAAAGATGTTTTAGGATGTTCTAACAATTTTGCTACAATATCTATGAATTGTTGCTCTTGTTGTGTTGGTGTGTACTTGAAAAATCTTTTAAACATAACTTTTATTTTTTATTTAACCAATTATTAAACTGTCCTGCATATTCAGATCCTTTAACAACAATCCAAACTATTAAAAATAATACAAATGCAATTACTCCTATTGCCCATGTCACTGGGGATAAATAGGCCCACCAGTGGTACCCAATAACTTTAACATTATCATCATATTTTAAATCTGACTGGTTGTTGGTTATCATGAACAATGCTGGTATGCTTATTAATAATATAGTACCGAGTGCTATATCCTCTCCCATACAGCATAAAATTATAAATGCTAATAGAGCTAATCCGTTCCAAAAGAAGACACTATTTGGTGTGTCTTTAAAAAATTGTTTTATCATAACCTTTATTTTTTTATTACTACTTGTCTTATTCTATCAAATAACTTTTCTAGATCCTCTGCTGAATCTACTGACCATTTCTCTGTCTTTAGTACAAAGAAGCAATCATTATCTCTATCAATTCCTATACTAGAATGTGTTTTTATTTCTAAGAATTCATATTCGTCTTGTTCAGAGATACAATTAGCATCTTGTGAAAATCTGAATGATGCACTTTCTAATAGTGTACCTTGTTCTTCCATAACCTTTTGTGTTTTAATTATTAATATACCTAAATATACGAAGAATATTTTAGTTCTCCAACTTTTCTATACGATTTGTTTTAATATTTAAAAATATATCACCACCTATACACTCATACTGTTTATCATTTATAGTCATGATTTTACCATGATTTTTATGTGAACGAATAGATTTTAATGTTGGTGAAGTATCTTCACACCATGTTCTTTTTCCTCTCATCTTATTTAATGTTTGATTCTGGGTATGCATTTAGGATTGTATCTTTGTCTACAATTATATAGTCAAAATTACTTCCTTCATCACCATCTAAATTGGCTTTTTCACTTGCTGCTTCTAAAGCTGCTTTAACGTGCATTTTTGCAAATTCAATCATTAATTTTTGTGTTCCATTTTCGGAGTATTGAGAATTATCTCTAACTAATAAATTACCTACTCCTTTTAATCCTTTTGATATTAAAAATTCTTCTGCTGTTATCATAACTTTTATTTTAATACTTAAATATACGAAAAAAAGCTTGCCGAAGCAAGCCTTTTGTTAATTATTTTAATGAGAATCTCCTACATCATTCTTTTCTCCGTAGATTAAATAGTCTGGATTGATTACCTTTGCTACTTTCTGTCTTTCACCTGAGATATGTTTGATTACAATTCCTTCATGTGGTACTTTTGTTCCTTCGATGAAGTTGTTGAATACAAAATTGTCTTGTATTTCTTGATTCCAAATTCCATTATAGAGAACTTGTACATGAGGGAGATTCATTACTCCCGCTATTATGTAAGCTGCTGGATCTGTAGGTACATATTCTCCTTTCATTTTAAGATCAAATCCTACAAACTCAATATCTTTTAAACCATATTCATAGTTCTTTTGAATTCCTGCTCCGTAAATTTCTCCGTAAAGAATTAATCCTTCCCCTATATTATTAGCTCCTCTGTACTTAACATACTTCCAAAGCTTTGCTTTGATATCATACTTTTCAGCAATTGTTCTCCAAACATCAGTTGAATAGAATCCTTGAGAGTCACTTCCTTTTTCACAGTTATGAGATCCGTAAATGTATTCATAGTCAATCCACTCATCAGCAAGGTAAAAGAATTTTTTTACTTTATCCCAGAATGACAATTTTGATTTTTTTACAATACCATATCTTGCATTTGTTCCGTGAATCTTTCTAGTGATTTGAACTAGATTTTGAACTTCATCCTCTTCAGTAAACATTCCGTCAACGTTTTTAAGGTTTGGGAATTTGTAGTAGATATGGAAGTTTTGATTGTCTCTCCATTTAATCTTTCTACCTGAAGCAAGTTGAATTTGTTTAATTGGTGGTTCATATTTCACAATACCAAGTTTTTCCATACAGTCAACTCCTTCAACTAAGAATGTTTCTTTGTAATAGGTTCCTGGAATGATTAAACATTCAGAATAAACTCCTCTCAGTTTAACTGTTCTAACTCTTTGACCTTTTCTTAGATAATTTGTAACTCCCATTTTATCAGAAAGCTCTTGTGGAATAACTGCATCTGTAGTTGCAATTATTACTTGATTACCTTCATAATATTCTCCTTTTTTAGTGATAGCATTCCATCCACCTGCGATTACAAGTTCGATGTTATCTGCTCCTTCGATTACTTTTACTTCGTTTATTTTTGCTATAAAGCAAACTGAATTATTATTTTCCATTTCTTATTTCTTAATTATTTTTTTAAATTGAATTAACCCATCATCTGAGGTTCTTTTTAGGACTATGTAGTAATTGAAGTCATTCCAACTAAAGTACTCCTGTACTTGTTCCCAAATACCCCACTTCCTATTCCACCACTTACTTATTAAATCTCTCATAACTTGATTTCAAATCTATTTTTCATTTGTACTAATTTTTCTTCTGGTACTCCATGCTCATTTACTCCTCCATGTCTATTTTCTACAATTAAAGAATAAACTCTGTATCCGTATTTTTCTGCTAGATCAAAGTATGGTTGCATTTCCCATTCCTGAGTGAATGTGTTTGATATTACTACTTTAGGAAGGTCACTTTGCATAGCTCTCTCACAATCTTTTTGACAGAAATTATGAGCATCTTTTATAAATTCAGGTCTGAACTTATATTCTTCATTGACCATAAAGAAATTATCAGCCTCAAGAGGAATCCCACCTAATGACTTTGCTAATGTTGTTTTACCTGATCCAGGTAATCCTCTAAGTAGAAATAATTCTTTCATAACTTCTGTTTTAATATTAAATTATATTGACCCCATAAAGAATTTTCAGCCTCTTGTTTAGTTTTTCCAGCACCTTCAACTACTAGCCCATTTTCAAATCTTCCTACAACTGTTACACAGTATTTAGTTTCTTTATACTCTAGCTTCATGATGATCCTTTGGAAGTGAAGACTTTCTAATAGGTCTATCTTTAAGTATTTTAACTATTTCATCTAAAGATATTGGTTCTAACCCATTTCCGTCCACTCCAACATCCATTGCTCTTCCTTCCATAATTCTAAGATTAGGAGGTAAGTGTACATGCCCAAATAAATGCATAACTTCTCTATTCATATTATCCCAACTTATTATAGGAAAGTGCATACACACAAATGAGAATTTTTCTACAGTCGCTTTATTTATAGGACGTCGAATATCTAATTTTAGATAATCTTGTACAGATGAAAACAATCTTTGTACATTTTCCTTATTACGAGAGATGTGATCATCATGATTCCCTAAAACCAAGTGAATGTTTTTACAAAGTATTCTATCTCTAAATTCTTGTACTTTTTCAAATCCTCCAAATGACCAGTCACCTAAGTGAATTAGAATATCATCTTCACCAACCATGTTATTGATGTTATTTACTAAAGTATCATTCATATGATCAAGTGAATTAAATTCTCTTGTCAAGTTTGAAGCACCTTCCCACTTTGTAGTAGCACTACAAATGTTTGAGTGAGCGTAATGTGTGTCTGATGTAAAGAACAATTGTTGTCCTTTTTCTAATACTAGTTTCATATCTCTTTTATTAATTTTAATCCTTCTTGTAATCCAATTTCCAACGCTTCTTCGTAAGTGTCAAATCTTCTTTCATTATTTTGTTTAGTGTACTCAGAATTGTACTTAATATATTCTTTAGCATTCATATCCATAGAATATGGAATAAAATCCCATTTCTTAATGTTTGGTTTGAAAGTCATAAAAATGTTAATATTATGAACTTCTCTTAACCATTTCTGAAGAAGTGATTGAGTTGGAGCTGAGTACATACCATCGACATTTTCAGAATTGGTATCCAAATAGTTTCCTAAATAATGTGTGGGTTTATCTTGCCATATAAAACTCACCCTATGATAACATTTTAGATTAAACCCCTTTTCTTTAGCTAATTTAGCTGTTTCAAAACTTATTAATTGTTCTTTCATAACCTTTATTTTTTTATAACTTCTTTAATTGTTAAAATAACTATAACTAAAACTACAATTACTACAAAATAAGATGCTATTACTTCAGCTTGATGTTGTGTCATATCTCTTTTCTTATACTTAAATATACGAAAAAAAGCTTGCCTAAGCAAGCCTTTTGTTAATTATTTTTAAAAAAAAAATTGTTGCTGGGATGTAAAGCATATAGACTAGGTCAAATGCAAAATCAAGGTCAAGGACCTTCCTTACTACAAAGGCAAGGACAAAAACTAAGTCTAGAGTTGTTAGCCACTTTTATTCTCCCACAGGAGTAACATGTCTAACGGTTGAGTTCTATCTCAGTTTTGAAAGTTTGTAAGGAAGCGAGTTTATAGGTGGCACAGGGCCACATACGTCTGTAGTTGATTAGCTATCATATAGTATATAATTTAAAACCTCACTATCCCAGCATAAAACCTTAGGGCATCGGCTTGTGCTTAGCCCTTTGGTACCAAATTATTTTTCTTCTTCTTGGAATCTTTTCTCCCAAATCTGTCTTGTTCCGTAAGGATCATTTATGTAATCAGTAAAAGCATTCATTGCTTCTTTGATTGTAGAAAATGCAACTTGTTTACATCCTACATTAATAACACATCCGCTTGAAAGAAATCTAATTCCTATTTCATAATCTCTTAGACATTCCATTCTAGATGGTCTGTACTCTTCTGATCCGTCGTCATATGTTTTGGTTACACATGCTTCCTGACATAATTCTGGTTCTGGCATTTTTACTACTTCGTTCATAACTATTATTTTAATTGATTCAAAAACTCATTTACTACGTCTTGGAATCTTTCTGCTACTTCAATTTTTAAATTAACAGCATCTTGGATTCTACCTTGACGTTTTTCTTCAAACTCGTGTTGAGCTTTACGTTGATCTGCTAACCACTTATCATAAGCCAACTTATACTCATTTGCTAATTCTAAGTTTACTTGATTAACTCTTGCTTGAATATCTCCTCTAGATTTTTGAACTGCAGCATTAGTAGCTGTAACAGCATTCTTTACTTTTGATTTAAAGTAATTCACTTTTTGCTCAAATCCTCTATGCAAAGCTGCTAACTCTTCATGAATTGTAAGCAATTGCTCAGGTGTGTGGTGAATAAATACTTTAAGTGGAGTTTTCTTTCCTACTTCAATTTCCATAAACTCTAAAGTTTTAATGGTAGGAAGTTCTGCTCTTAAACGGTCTAGAGTTCCTCTTTTATGAATAAACTGACCAATATGTGAAGCATAAGCTTCAGCTTCCAAATACTCATTGTATTCGGCTGCAGTTAAGGTATCCCATCCAAAATCTTCATCTACTTCTAAAGGAAGTGTTTCTGAAATTGTTGTAGGACGGATTGGAGCCTCTACATCATACTTGAACTGTTCGTACTTGATTGCTTTAATCAAGTCTTCTTTAGCTTTGATGTTCTCCATCAAAAAGGCTTGAGTGGCAGATAATCTTGCTTTACCTTGTAGCAACTGTACTACGTTTTGTGGGATTGGGTTCCCTTGAGTTTCAATATAGGTTTCTGTTCCTATTGATAAGGTCTTCTCTACGTTGTTGATGTTATCTAATTTAGTAGAAATCTCTTTTGCTCTTTGATTGCAAAGATTAGAGATTGAAGCTGCTTGAGACATTGATAACCCTTTTGATGCTAATGAATTTTTCATAACTATGATTTAAAATTATTTATTTTTTATAAACTATTAAATTTTCTGAATCTATGTTAAAATCTTCTTTAGGAGTAAATTTAGTAATCAACATTCTTGAAAATCTAGATCTAGAAGGGGATATTGGTTTAATTACAATTTTACCACTTAGCTCTTGCTCTTTAAAGAAAGGTAGTATTTCATCTCTATAAATTTTAGCTACAGTATTTGACCTCTTATCTAAATCAATTGCTGATGAATCAGGTGAAATTGGTGGAGTTGAAGGCTCATATTGAGGTTTTTCTTGTTTATTTATCCATCCTGTCTTTAGTTCAAAGTAAGGATCAGATAAAGGCTGGTAAGTTAATCGTACAAAGAATTTAACGTTATTAACATCTTTATAGTAATATAACCCCTTACTTCCTTCATACTCATACGAATCCTCAGGATCTAATAATTCACTTAAAATTATTTCATTCTCCAAAATTAATTCATCCTCTAAAGAATATTTATTAGTCTTAAAAAATTCGTTAATTTCACTTTTAATTAATTCCTGTAAAGCTTTAACTTTCATAATAGATAAAATTTAGTGTCCTCTACAGGATTCGAACCTGCAACCTTTTCGTTATGAGCGAACTTCTCTACCAGTTGAGCTACCAAGGCAATTTAATTACAGTCGGTTTTCGTATCCGTTCTGCAGGTTAGCCCCTGCTGCTTTACTATAAGCTAACTGTAATATTGTACCCAAGGAGAGACTCGAACTCTCAGTTTACGGCTTCTAAGGCCGCCGTGTCTACCAATTCCACCACTCGGGCAATTTTACCGCATGTGCGGTCACTTATCAATCGGTAGCTCCCTCTCGATATCCATCTGTGGGTGTAACACATTTGGTAGAGGGTCGAACCTTCAATGAGGGTCTACAAAGAATCGAACTTTGAATCCTACGGTTTGCAATCGTGGAGCTTAACCATCAGCCTTAGACCCATTTATCACCTAGCCTGACCTGCCAGACAGTACGTGTCGTCGATCGTGCGTTACGTAGTAGGTGTTTTATTAATTTAGAATCCACTCAATCAGAGCATTCATTTTATATTGTTCTTCCCTTACTTTAATATGGTCTTGAATATTTTCAATATTAATACCACTATACTTACTTGGGTTGTTAACCATATCATCTAAGTCTTCTGTATGCTTTAACATCTCTTGGTACTTTTCTCTGATTTCGTTTTCGGTTTTCATATCCTCTTTCTTATACTTTAATATACGAACTTATTTTTTAATATCCAAACTTTTTTTGCTAAAAGAATAAAAATGTTTCCCATTCTATTGGAACATATGTTAATTGTTTTATAAGCATTAAATAATGAGGTCTTTTAGGTTCTACTATTTGTTTACCATACTCCTCAAGAGTTAAATCTGCTTTTTCTGAATTACAAGTTCTACATGCTGTTACTAAATTATCCCAACTATTTGCTCCACCTTTTGATTGTGGAATAACGTGATCTAAAGTTAGTGACTTAATATGACTTGATCCGCAATAAACACATTCGTAATTATCTCTTTTATAGATATTTTCTCTTGTTAGAGGAACTTTTTGAATGTTTTGTTTTACATATTTAAAAACCCTAATGATTGAAGGTTTATTAATTTTTAATTCTGGATTTACTAATCCAAATGTTTCTGGATGTTCAGCTATTATTTCTGCATTACCTTTATAAGAAATCACGAAAGCTCTTTCGGTAGAGATGATGCTTCTTGCCATAAAGCTTGAATCAATTACCAGTGTTTTTTGGTACTTACTCATGATTTCTTTTTTATTAAGTTACCGTTCTTTTGATTAATTTATCCTTTTAAAATTTCTTTTGTTGTAATCTTTGATTCTAATTTATCTACTCTGGAGTCTGTATGTCTGATACAGTCATTGAAGATATTATCTACTCGATCAATTTCTTGATCAATTCTACGATTTACCATCTCATCATTTCTTTGAATCCATTCTTGATGGCCTGTGATCCATTGTTCAATCTGCTCTACTTTCTTTACTGTCTTAAACGCTACCACAACCCCCCATACAAGAAGAGCTATACCAACACCTAAAACAAATGCTAAAATTTGTTCCATAGTTTTGTTTTTTAAATTCAAAGAACGGTAATCTTAAAATTTGTAGTCAGGGCCGGACTCGAACCGGATAAGCAACCTGTCTTTCAAGGACTTGAGGACCATCTCGCATTACGCCCACCTGACTTCATTACCAACCTGTGTCTTTCGGGGTTTCTGATTAATGATTTGCTTGTACTCTAGATTACTATAAACCCTTTTTCATCCGTTTAGCACCATCATTAATTAACAGTAAGCATTGGTAATTTTATAAAACATTCCAGCCACATTGGGAGAGCCGCAGTTCCCACGTTGTTTAAAGATTTTCTTGGCGGACCTATCTACTGGGGTGTGTTTTATTTTACAGTTGTAGTATCCAAAGAAGTTGAATCGATGCTTACTGAATCGACTTGTACTGCTGTTGAATCTACTGTTGTCAGTCTTGCTGGTGCTTCAACTTTTTTACAACTTACTGCCACTAAAGCCATTACGGCTAATACTAAAACTAATTTTTTCATTTTAATTGTTTTTGTTATTAATTTCTTATACTTAAATATACGAATAAATTTTTGATTATCCAACTAATTCATAAGTTTTTTCAAAAATATCTGGTTTGCATGGGTAAAATTCTCCTTGTACTCCTTTTATGATGAAGTCGCCTATTGAAGCTTTCATAGTACCTTCTAGGGTATCAATCAACACTCCATCGCTTACAGCTAGTACCTTGTCATTAGCTAATCCAACAAATTCTTGGATTAGCATTAGATTAAGAGTATCTAGATCTTTTAGTTGAATTGCTTCAATTACTACTGGTTTCTTTCTGTAGAATGCCATTAGAAATTACATATATGTATTTCTCTGATTACAGTTGTGTCTGGATCGTAGTCTTTGTCTAATTGCTTAGCTGCTGCTAATACAACTGAACCTCCGTTTTTAACTTCTACCCAAAATTCTTTTACAAATTTAGAAGATTTTACTTCATTTTTGTCATTTCTCTCTACTGTAAATACAGCTACTTTTGTTTGTCTTACCATGTTATTTGAATTTGTTATTGCTTGTGATGGATTTGATGATGCTGTTGTAATAGTTGTATTGTTGGGATTTGTAAATACTCCTGTTCCACTGTTTATTGTTCCTGAGTATCCTAAGGTAGTTGATGTTCCTGTTGTTCCTAGCCAGCTGTTACTTGTTTCGTTCATAATTTTAAATAATCTTGTATGTTAATATTTTGTGTTTTTTCTAAATAATGGAATTAGGAGTTTAATATAGAGTTTAAAGTTTTATAATCTTTTATTTTATATTTTTTTAAGATTTCGGCTTTATTAAGAGTTTTAGTATCTTCCTTTATTTGAAGGACATAATTCCAAGCTTCATGTCTCTGTTTTCTACTTTTTAAAGTATCAACTCGACTTTTAATAGGGATGTGATTATCAATTGCAATTCTCTTTAATGTTCCCACATATAGATTAAAATGTAAAGCACACTCTTTTAGGGGTAAATTATCTATTAAGTACAATTTTTTAAAATCATTAATATTTACTTCTTTCTTTTTACAAGGAGTAATACCTTTTTGTTTATTTAAAGTATATTGCTCTTTAGCAGATTTAATTTTTATATGATTCTTTAATAAAATACTTTTAATAGTTCCTATATCACATTTATACTTTTTAGATAAAAAAACTCTTGAATTTCCCTCACTATAATCCATTAATATTTCTTTTTCAAAATCCCAAGCCTGACTCCATTTACTATCAGTTATTAAATCCTTAATAACACTATCAATTGTTCCTCTATCACAGCTATATAACTTAGCTAAGTTATTGGGTTTAACCCCATTTAGATATTGATTTCTAATCTCTTTATAGAAATCTCCCCAAATATCATTTCTTTTATTAAAAATATTTTGATTGTTATCCTTACATCCAGGTCTTCTTAAATTGTATAAGACTTTTGGGTGATTATTTAGGGCTTCATTAATTAATGAATCCTCATAGATATTAGCCTCTTCCCTAGTATGGAATTCTTTAAGAATTTCTTTATTAAAACTCTCAATTCCTTCTATCTTATATAAATTCTTCATAACTTTAGAAGAAGACATATAACTATCATCTTGGGGTTGAGGATGGGATCTTGAACCTATATAGAAATTCCCATTCTTTAAATTTGTAATCTTATAAACATAATGTTCCATACCTTTAATACTATATTGTGATTATAAATATGGAACATATGTAGAAAAATTAAATTACTTTTGAGAAGATATAAATTCTTCTTCAACTTGTAAGGCATACTGTTTTACAAAATCCCAAGATACCAAACTTCCATCTTCTTCAGCATACTGTAAAGGGTCTTCTAACCCAACTTTGATAAAACTGATTATTCTCTCTATACTAGAACCACTTTTATAATCACTTAACCACCCAGTAGAAGTTTGAATAGGAGCATAACTAGTATTAGTTTTAGAATAAACTTCTTTATAATCCAAATTAAAATATTTACAAGAATCTATTCCATCTTCTAATACTCCAGTTTTATCGGTAATATTGTAAGGAGCATAATAATCTACTTTATCACTATCCCAATTCCCTATTTTAAAGGCATGTTCTAATGCTACTCTAAATTCTTCTGAACAGTCTGGATATATTCCAGAATTAGTTTTATTGTCAAAGTCTCCCATATGTGTTCCTAAGGCAATTTTACAGCTTTCTCCGGTTCTTTTTACTACTGATAATGCTACTGCATATACAATAGCAGCAAAGATAGAATTACGATTAGGTACAACGGTAGTTAAAGCATTTTCATGAGCATAATGTCCAGTTTTTAATTCCATTGAATCATTATTAATTAGACCACTAACTAATAATTCAGATAGTCCATCTAATTTAATAATTTGATGTTTAATAAATTGAGAAGGTAATTTTAAATTTAGGAAGCTTACCAATTCACTAGCTCTTTCTAGTTCAACTTTATGCTTTTGACCAATATCAAAGGATAAAGCTGTTACTTCATAACCATCTTTTAATAACTTTAATAAAAGACTACTCGAATCTAATCCCCCACTCAGTGAAAGGACTACATGTTTCTTATTTTTGTTCTCCTTCATAAACTTTTTTTTTAAAATACTCATCTAAGAATTCTCTACGATATAAATGTACATTTCCTTTATAAGCAGGATTTTCAACATATCTCTCTTCAATAACTTCTCTTAATGCAGTAGCAGTAGCACATACTTCTGCTCCTAATTGTTTTCCTGCTGCTCTACCTAAATAGTCATAAAGCGACATCAAATAAGGTTTTTGTTCTACTGTTTTTTCCATAACTGGTTCTGTAATTAAATTAATAATTTCTAATACGTTTTGTTTTGTAAAAATCGAACTTGGTGACGATTTTACTAATAATGATACTAATTTTTTGTCCATAACTTTAATTTATTTTTTATTGCAAATTTAATATACGAAAAATATCCTGCTATTCCAACTAAAAGAGCAGATAAGTTGAAAATGTGGGGATGATTTTCCCCACAAGCCCCGCAAATATGATTTATAACTTCACTCATTTTTTTAATTTTTCTAATTTCCAAGGATGGTAAATTATCTCAAAGGTTTTAGGATCAAATTGAGCCATTCTTTGGTAAGCATACCCAAACCATTTGAGTGGGTAATTGATTAACTGTATTAAATAAAATTTTATCATTTGTTACAAAATTCTTTAAATTTATTTACATTAAATATAATATTTTCTAATTGAGAATCCAAATTTTCTTCCATAAATTCTTCAATCTTTTCCTTAGGTTTTTCTAATAAACCAGTTTCAGCATATTTAATACCTAAAGCCCCACAAATAATTGGATTTGAAGTATCAACTGAGTTAATTAAATCAGGTAATGCATCTCTATAGAATGTAAATTCTTGAGGAGTTGACGCGCCGAGAAGGTGGATATAGTGATGTTCCTTGATTATATTTTGTGATAGTAAATACTGGATTAATAATACTCTTCCAACAGATTGATTAGCTAAGGCATTTTCTGATCCTCCTAATTCTTGGTAAACAACAGAGGAATGATTAAATGCAAAATGTGTATAACCTAAATCTATACATTGTTGATACAATAAATGTATATCACTCACGGTTTTTCCTTGCAGTACTACCATTAATTTGGTACGCATCGGCATCTTATATTGAAGCCAATGTTTAGCGTTTTTAGCCGTAATTGTTGAATCATTCCATTCATCAGGAACAATAAAAATATCTGGTTTAATTAAATCAATTTTATCAAGTAGATCTTGTGTTGTATGGGTTACTCCCTCAAAGAGACCATTATCACAGATTATGAATCTGTCTCTTTCTCGAGCATCTAAAAAATATTGTCTGTAATCAGAGTATTTATCCAACAAGTGGGGTAAACAATAGTCAAAATTATTCCATTCATGGCTATATTCCATTAAGGTTAAGGGCAATTCGTGTGAAATTTTAATCATAACGTGATTGTAAATGTTTTAATGATTTTGGTAAATAAAAATTGTTATAAGGGTATTTTTGTTGTAAATGAATATACAATTCCTCTAGTGAACCATCAAATTCCCCCATCAGAGTTTTTACTTCATCTTTAGTAATTTTAAAATTTTTAGCTAATTCAATAGCAATTGATTCTAATCTATTATCTTCTTCTTTGTAATGATCTTCTAATAAACGTTTTCTACGTGAACGAAGTAATGAAGTTTCCTCTACATATCGTCCCATATCCTCAAATCCAAACTTATCGTGAACTTTATTCATTTCATGCTCACACCACATAGCTTGATAATTGTAGTGGGAGTAATTAAAATCACCGTTTTTAATCTTATCTATTAGTGGGGATTGTTTAGATAAAGAAGGTTTAGGATCATCATACATTCTCCACCATCTAAAAGCATTGTAATTTAGTTTACGTAACTTTTTAAATTTTTTTTCTAATTGTTCTTGTGAGCAAGAAGGATTGTATATCATAACTTTTATTTTAATACTTAAATGTACGAAGGCTCTCTTAGGGAGCCAAATTTGTTTTTACTTAAGTAATATAAATACACTAAGAAATGTTGCAGCACCTGTTGTTATTTTCCAGAACATTGTACTTCTCCTTTTACTTTTAACTTCCTTAGTTAGATCATCTGTTAAGTGTTCGTACTGACCTATTTGTAAATCTTTTTGATGAATAATGAATTGATTTGTACTATCTTTTTCATTTAATAATTTAATAATAGTGTCTTTTTGAGCTTCTCTTTGTTCAAGTTTTTCAACTTTAAGTACAGTAAATTTTAACTCCTCTTTACACCCATCATAACGAACTAAATCCTTTACTACTTGTCTTGCAACTTTAGTTGGCAGAATAACTTTTGTTGTATCTGTTTGTGAAAAAGAATTCAAGCTCAGCATTAGAAAACTTATCAATATTATTAATCTTTTCATCTGTTTGTTTTTTTATGATTGTTATGGTATTATCTATATGATGTATTTCTTTTGTAATAGAGATTACATTCTCTTTTACTGAGTCGATCTTAGTATCGATTTGTTTGTTGACTGTTTGAGCTGAATCTACTTTGGTTTGGATTAATTCAATTTTATCCTTGTAACTTTTTATATCAGTCTTGATTCTATTTGTGGTAAAAATCAAATATACTAATAATCCTGCAACTATGTATAGAACTATATTCTGTTTATTTTGTAACATCTCTTTCTCCTTTATGTTTATCCAACCTGTCTAGTATTTGGGTAAGTAGTTCATTTTTTACAATACCTACCATTGAGGCATTTTTTAAAACTGAGATTAGTTGAAATACTAAGAATGGAGCCATAATTGTTTCACTTAACCATGTTGTACCTTTAAATCCTTTTTCAATTGAAAGAATACAAGCAAGCATTATCATCCAAAATCCAAATGTCTTTAGCACCTTTAGGGCTTTACAAGTTTGAAAACCTTCTCTTTTCATTCCAGCCCATACTCCAAAAAATCCATCAGCAAAGACAACCAACCCTACTGCTAGGAATTGCTCTACATTATCAGCAGTTAAATTGAAAAAATATGTACCTATAAAGGCTAATAAAGTTGACATTGATAGTGTAATAATTAATCCTGTTTTCATAGTAACTATTTTACGTATTCGTAATATTTTTTAGTTTTAGCATTTCTATCCTCTAATCCGTGAGTACCACCATTAATTCTTTTTGTAAGAGCTAAGATTGATGTATCATTAACTCCTTGATCACAAATTGACCACAATTTATTTTTGTCAAAGAAGAACATTGCTGATTCAAAAGAATAGGTAGTTGCTACTAGATCTGGGTTAGTCATGATCTCAGGTTTTTTTAGATAGTCTGAGAAGGCTTTGTAGTTATCTTTACCTGTTAATTGTAAAGCTCCTCTTCCTCTGAATTTCCAGCCATCACCACTTGCTTCATTACCATTACCCATTCTTGAAGCATAAACTCTGTTAGCAATCTTTTCTGGATTTCTTGAGTAAGATTCTTCTAAAGTGCCTGGGAAGTATTTTCCAAAGATCTTTTGAAGACCGTCTGCTGAATAGTTTAAATTTTCTGTAAATAATTTGAAACCTCCTGTTTCGTGTGCTGTTTGAGCAAAGAAGTGTGCTGCTCTAATTGGAGTGAATTTATAAAACTCCATTGCTTTTTTCATTGTTCCAGGACCAAAAGCACCATCTGCTGTTACTCCTATTTTTTCTTGTAAACTTTTTAAACTCATTGTCTAGTTTTTTCTTATTTTTTATTTTTATCTCCGTTAGTCTCTACACCTTCTTTTGTACCAAAGTAGTAAGAAAATATCATAAGTACTAAGGTCTTTATCAAATCAAATAACTGGCTGTTCTGTTCTTCTGATAGTAGTTTTACCTGCCATGCTATTACCTTATCTACTATAAATAGTGCTACGAGTGAGGTAAATACTAATAAGATAAATCGTACTAAAATTTCTTGAGTATGACTTGCAAATAATCTATTTACAAAATAGACCGAAGCGCCTATTACAGCTAACCCTAGCAGGATTCCTGCTATCATTACTATTCCACCTTCTGAAAACATATAATATTATTCGCTAGATTTGTTATTTCTAAAACCAGCAAACTTTTCAATTACATCAGGAAGAAAGCTTCCTAAAGTAATATACATAAACGAATCAAAGATGTATTCATTTAACTTTAATTCTTTACCTAGATACCCTGTAACTAGGTCTACTATAATAGCTGCTACCATTACTGAGAATGATAAAAATCCAATTATAACTTTCTCGTTATAATCATTAGACTTCTTAAAAATGTTAAAGAATCCCATAATATTATTTTTTAAATTAATTAAAAATATAACTTAATAATAAAACAATATTAACACAAACTATTTTGGTATAAATATTAAAAGCCCTGGGTGTTCCAGGGCTTCTTTTAAGAATTTATATTATTTTTTATCCCTCGCAACTAGTACAATTATCAGCTGTTCTTTGTAAATTATCTCCACGTAGTACTGATTCAGTTCTTAAATAATATAGAGTTTTAATTCCTAATTTGTGAGCTTCTTTATGTACTGCACTTATGAAACGGGGTTGGTCATTAGGATCAAATGAAAGGTTTAAAGACATTGCTTGATCTACATATTTTTGTCTGATTCCGTTTTGTCTTACTAATTCTAATTGATTAATTTCTTTAAATGTTAAGAATATTTCTTTTTCTTCAGGAGATAAGATATAATCAGGTAAACCTAATACAGATCCTTTATCTTTTAGGATTTGTTCCCAAATGCTATCAATGTTATATCCTTTAGATTCAAGTAATTGCTCTAATATTCTATTCTTCTTAATAAATACACCTTTAGCTGTTTTTAAGTTATAAACATTAGCAGGAATTGGTTCAGTTGATGGTGAAACACCACCTGAAATATGAGCATTTGATACTGTTGGTGCAATAGCTAAATGATGTGAATGTCTTAATCCCGTTCCTCGGCACCATTCTGGTTCTCCATAAAGTTCTGCTTGTTCTTTAGAGGCTTTTAATGCTCCTTGCTCAATAAAATCAAACATTAATCTAGTGTAAGTATCAGCTGGTATTCCTGTAAATGGTAAATTTTTAGATTGTAAAAATGTATGCCATCCTAATACACCTAGACCAATTGCTCTACCTTTAGTCGCAGAACGTACAGTATTCTCAAAGAATTTAATGTTTTTGGCACGATCAATGAATTCTTGTAATGCTCCTTCTAAAAACCATGTAGATAGTTCAGGTAAGTTCATCCCATTTTCAAATTTGTAATCTTTCCATTCATCCCATCTTGCAAGATTTAATGAAGATAAACAACAAATAAATGAGTGTAATTCATCTGTGTAAAGTGCAATTTCAGAACAAATATTCGTCATTGTTACTTTAAGGTTATTATTTTTATATGCTTGAGGATTAGCGTTGTTAACATTATCTTCATACATAATATAAGGTTCACCTGTCTCTAAACGTGTTTTTAGAATTTCACCCCATAGTTTTAAGGCTTTTGGCTCTCTTTCCTCAAGTCTATTCATAAATGCATCATCAATAGAAACACATTGGTGTAAGTTCAAACATTGTCTATTAACATCACCTTTAGGTCTTCTAATTCCTAAGAATTCTTCAATATCTGGGTGATTGATTGATAGATTTACTGAAGCTGCTCCTCTACGAACTGATCCTTGATTTGTAGCTAAGATAGTTGAATCAAACATTTTAGCCCATGGTACAATTCCTTCAGAAGTACCATTATCTTTAATAGTTTTACCTCTACCTCTAATGCGAGATAAACCAATACCTACTCCACCACCTTGTGAAGTTAATCTCATTAATTCTGAGTTAGAACCTGCTATCCCTTCAATAGAATCTTCTACATCAATTCCGAAACATGAGATAGGCATTCCTCTTTCAGTACCCATATTTGATAATACAGGAGATGCTAAACATAACCAATTTTTTGTTAATGCTTCGTAAAATAAAGGTTGTAAATCCTTACGTTTTAATCTACGAGCTGATGCTTTACTTACCCTTAAGAAAGCTTTAAACACATCTTCTTCAGGCAAAAGATACCCATTTGAAACTATATCTAATCCTATTTGATCAAACCACTCTGGGTAATTCTTGCCCTTAATCCAATGACTGGTGTCTACTTGTACGCTCATATATTTATATCTTTAATTTTTTCTATTGCTTGTGGGTTAATGTTATTTAAAGTGTAATACCCTGATTTATAATTAGGATCAGTGTACAATTTTAGATAATCCCCTGGTATTAATTCTGTGTTTATTCTTAATATTGTCCAGTTTCTTATTCCTGTTTTTTGGTAAAACATTCTTCCTAACTCTTCTATACCTTCTAAACTTTTAGATAAGAATACTCTATCAGGATGGTACGAGGCTTTTGATCTTGACTTAGGTACTAATCCAATTTTTAAGATCTTATCTACATTAACTGTAGGGGTGATGTGATATAAAATAGAAGGCACATTTTCAACTACTTCTTCATCAAATTTAGCTTCAAATCTCAATTTTAATTCACCTTTCTTAAAATATTCTTTTCCCCATTTTCCAGTATAATCTTCAGTCTCCATAAAAGATGGAAACCATCCTAAATTATCTGCATCTTTAATAATACCGCTAAGTAGGGATTTAAGATCTGTATTAAAAGTTTTTATAAAAAATGAATTCTTAGATTTAGTAAATATAAATTTTGATGAGTATTTTTTTTCTAAAATACTTAATGTTTTCCCTATATTTACAGTTTTAATTAACCCTTCTTTAAGATTTAATTCATACTCTTCTTTGTATATCTCTAATAAAATATTTAATAACTTCATATGTTTATTTTATAAGTCTGACCAATCAGAAGTAGATTTGGCATAGTCTGTTACTCTTCCTGCGAAGAAATCTTGGTGGGTTTTACCTGATGTTAAATGACCAAACCATTCCATTTGTTTTAGTAAGTTAGGATCAATATCATTATAAACTGCATTATAACCTAATTCAATCATTTTTTCATTTGCACGAGCTTTAATAAAGTTTTGTAATTGAGCTCTATTTAAACCTTCTACTTCACCCATTTCAAAGGCCTTTTCAATAAAATCAAATTCTAATTGTACTGATAAATGACATGCTTCTGTTACTTTATTTCTTAATTCTTCAGTATTAAGTTCGGGCATTTCATCTAATAGAGTTCTAAATAACCAACATCCTGCTTTTGAATGTAATGATTCATCTCTTACACTCCACTCAATTATTTGTCCTGTACCTTTCATTAAATTTCTCAGTTGAAAAGACATTAAAATCGCGAATGAAGAGAATAAATTAACACCTTCCGTGAATGCAGAAAATATTGCAAGTGACTGCGCTTTTTCACTTAGAGTTCCCATTGGAGTTTCAGTTAATCGCTCAATTTTACTTAAAGCTGCTTCGTCTTCTAAAAATGCTTTAAAATCTTCTAAATCTAAGGCTTCATTTAAACGAGCATATGCTTGAGCATGAATTGCTTCAAATGAACCAAAAGTAGAAGTCATAGCTACAATTTCAGGTTTTGGGAACCATTGTGAAACTTTAGAAGACCAGTAATCATTTACATGCACTTCTGTTTGTGCAAATGATTTTAAAATATTACCGATTAAGTTTTTTTCGGATTCGGTAAGTTTTTGTTTCCAATCATTTAAATCGGATGCTAGAGGTACTTCGTCTGCTAGCCAGTGCGAGCGTTGTTGGTCTAAATAAAAATCGAATGCTTCTTGGTATTCGAATGGTTTGTAGAAATCTCTTCTATCGATTAATGACATATTTTTTAAGGTTTAAAAACGTGGTTATAAATATTATTCAGATCCATTACTTAAACTAAAGTTTTTAAATAGATCACTCATTGCATTTTTCTCAGTGGAAGAAATTCCTCCAAATTTAGATGCAGGAGCTTGTTGTTGGTTTTTGTAATCTTCAGTATCATCATACTCTCCTAATACTTCAATGTGACCACAAGAGGTATCAATATTGACATTGTAAGTCATACCATCAGGTCCGTAACGGTTCTTTTGAATATGCCATCTTCCTGTACCTTCGGTTTTGTCTTTTTTCAATCTGGATTGAGACATACCAAAATCTACAATAGCTTGTTTTTCATATGAACCTGCTGATTTATCACCTTCTACAATCTCGTCTTTAGCACCTGCTCTGTTTACTTGTGAAACAGACCAAATAGGTAAATTTAATTCTTTGGCTAAACCTTTAGTTCCATAATGTAAATCATCAATTTCTTCCTTCTTTTCCTTACGTCGTGAGGGTGGTTTTAATAAATCAACATAATCGATTAAAATTAAATCAGGTGAAAAACCTAAATCCATTGTTTTCTGAATATGTGATTTGATTGTAGTTAATGATGCTCCTTTAGCGGGGTATTCTTTAATAATGATATTATCATCATATTCTTCTAGCATTTCTTTAATTTTATCTTGGTAATTGTGAATATCACTTACAGAGATACCTGTATAATAAGCATCATATCTTTTACCAACATAATCCTCTCCTAATTCTAAAGTGTAATGAATTACTTTGTAACCTAATGAACCAGCAAATGCACCTAATGCTACTAAATCCCATGATTTACCACCACCAGGACCACCATAAATTAAACCATAATCACCACCACCTAAACCACCTTGTAATAATGTATTTAATACAGTCCAAGGTGTAGGTACTACTTTTCTACTTGATTCTCTATAACGAGATTCAATATCTTTCTTGTACTCATGACCTAGATTTTTATCAGCACCTGCTTTTAAAGCATTATCAATTAAAATTCGAATATCATCGTAATGACCACTTTTTAGTAAGTCTACTGAATCGATTAGAGCGTTTTTTAGTAGTTGGTTTTTACAGAAATTAGCAAATTCCTCTTCAACGTACTCTTGATCATCATATTGGGTAGTGTAAACTAGTTTTAATTGTTCTTTTACAGCTGTTTGTAAAATATCATTATCAATTTTTTTAACCTCAATCTTTAAAGTATCTAAGGTAGGACAACAATGGTATTTATCAAAATATTTTAATGTCTCAGTTAATGTCCATTTTATACCAGGGTGTTCGAAATGGCTATCATCAATAATGTCTCTGACATTAAGTAAAAATGCTTTATTTTTTAGTAAAGAACTAATTACTTTTATTTGAAAATTAGGACCGTAATCCTTAAGGGACGAAAATGCAACCATTTATATAACTTTTATTTTTTATGTTTGTAATTTGTAAGATATGAAAAATTATTCTGGATCCAAAATTCTATGTTGGGAGATATTTGTCTTTCTAGCAAATCAGATTTGTGTAATTGTAAGAATCTTGCTTGGTTTAAATTATAAGGATCTTCTAATAATAAATTTTCTAATACTTCAGTATCATAATCAGGAATATTAGGATTTTCTAATGACATTAACTGTTCATTTATTTCTAATTGCTTTTTAAATAAATAAACATTACCATAAATTCCATTTTCTTCATGCTTATCATGTCCTTTTTGGATAATTTCTTGTAAAGTTACTTTTCTATCTCCTGTAATTTCAGGAAATAATTTATACAATTTTTTAGGACCTAATCCTTTTACTCCAGGTAAATTATCAGAACTATCACCCATTAGTACTTTATAATTAATAAAGTTTTGAGGCCATAATCCATACTCATCAAATACTTCTTTAGGCCCATAAAATTTCTTTTTAATAGGAGAGTATACTTGTACAGTATCACTACACAATTGTAAGAAATCTTGATCAGCTGACATTATAATAGAAGAATCAAATCTAGGGGCTAAAAAACCAATTAAATCATCTGCCTCTAATTTATCTCTAGTTATAATGCTAATTGGTAATGTTTTCAAATAATCAACTAATCTTAACATTTGTTGTGATAATGAAGCAGATTCATCTGCTAAATCATCAAATGAAGACCAATTTGTAATTCGTTTTAATTTACGATTACCTTTATAATCAGCGTACAAATGTTTTCTATTTGTAGTATTTCCTTCACCATCAAAAACACATATTACTCTAGTAGGTTGTACTAAATTAACTACGTAAGCTAATGATCTTAAAAACCCAATCATACCCCCAACGTGTGTTCCTTGTGTGTTTGTACTGTTTATAACAGCGAATGACCTTAGGAAAGTATTCATACTATCCACCAATAAGACCCTACTATTCAAATGTAGGGTCTCACTTTGTGAATCTTCTTTTATGTTGTTTAAAAGATCTTTATAATCCATAATTAAATTTCGGATGTGTCCACTCCTAAAAAATCAAGGTTTTCTTCTTCAACGATATCAAAATCATCGCTTCCCAAGATACTAGCCCAGTTTTTAGAGTGTTCTTTTTTATATTTGTTTATCTCATTAGGTGAATTTTTAATAAACCCGTGAGCAGTACTTACAATAGTACCTTTGGCTGTTACACCTGTTACGTGATTTTTATCACAAGATACTTTTGTTTTAAGAGCAAATTCAATTTCCTTACCGTTTTTAGTAGCTTTTACTTTTTGAGTACCAGGACTAGTTACGTTACCAAAGGTAATAATGAATGAGGCATCGAAAAACATACTGTCGCCGCCTTTATTCCTGAGTTTCGGCTGAGCCATTGGCATAAGTGCGGGTTCAACCCATACTTTGTTTACACAGAGCATTGTGTTAGTATAGGATTGTGATTCTTTGCGAGACATGATTAATCTTTGATTGATAAAATTAGCAAATTGTTGGGACATAGCACCTGCATTCCACATTGGTGAGTTAGAGTTTTTCTCAATACTCATTTTACATGGAATAGATCCAATTGAATCCCATAAGAATAACAAATCATAAGGTAAATTACCTTTCTTTTGCTCGTCTAATAAATCAGCCATAAATGCTGCTACATCTTCGATACATTGTAAAGATTCTCTATCTGCGTAAATAAAGAAACCTTTATAGTCTTTATTACCATTTTCATCAATAGTTTCACCTAAATCAAATCCCATTGCAGACCAGTGTTCCCAACTATGTTTCATCTCAGTAATGATAATAATAGGTAGTACATTAGTTTTTTGTGCTTCAATTGCAGCTTCAATTAATAAGGTAGTTTTACCTGTATTACTATGACCTCTAACTAAAGTAATATGTCCTTTAGGAATACCAGGCATTTCTAACATTTCAGAAACAGGATCAGTAAATTTAATCCACGCTTGTGGTTTAAAATTAGATGAACTTTGTCCTAGATTTTTACCTTTTTTAAACTTATCAAGTGAGAAAGTCCCAGTAACTGCCTTTCCGACTTTGCCGGAAAGGCTTTCTGTTTTTTTACCGGCCATAAATTAATTAATTATCACCAAATAAGTCATCAAACTCATCAGCGGTTGGGATTTCTTTTTTAGCTGGGAATGCTTTATTCGCAACTGGTTTTTTAGTATCTAACTCAAATTTAGATTCTACTGGACTTGGTGAGTCAAAATCTGTAGCAGGTCCATCCATAATACTTCCTTCTTCTTTAGCTTCTTCTTCTGGGTTTAACCATTCTGCTAAGAATTGTTTAATTTCTTCAAAAGTGTATTTTTTAGAAAATGAAGTTGGATCTGGTTGTGTTTCTAACCATTTAGTTAACTCATCATTATCACTAGTTAATGGTGTAGTTTTAAGAGCAGGCATGATACGAGATTTGTTGTACTCAGTTCCTGTGGTTTCAGGTCCTACTGTTTCAATTTTCATATCTCTACCTTCCATAATATCGGTAAAATCTCCGATATCTTCATCAGCAGCTAATGATAGTAATGATTGATAAATTTCCTTACCAAATTCCCATAAACGTACTCCTTTGTCTTCTTCACCTCTAACGATAACAGGGGCAAAAACTCTCATTTTTGGTTCAAGTTTTTTAGCTAATTTCCAGTTTTCAGGTTCTTTGGTTTTACGAAGTTCTTTAGAAAATTCGATGATTGGGTCTTTTTCACCAAAGTTTGAAGGTGAAATAATTGTTCTTTTTCCGATTCCATAATGGAAATATAATTCTCTAAATGGATTTTCGGGGTTGTACTTTGAAGGAACAAACCTTACTAAGGCTTTTCCAACTGTTGGTTTCCAAAAGCTTAATGCTCTTTCATTGTTTTTTGTGCCACCTCCTTTAGGTGCGGATAGGGCATTCAACTTGTTTTGAATCAAGTCTAAATTCATAACTTTTTAAATTTAAATGTTAAAACTAATTTATGTGATCGTAAATATAATAAAGATAATTCAGGCAGCCAAATATTTTTACAAAGTAATTATCTTAAAAATTTTTGTATCTAATCTTCTTAACTCACCTGCGTGTGTTAATAATATGCAATTTTTATAATCAATCCAATTAATGGTGAAGGAAGTATCTAATACCCCACCATTTAATGATTTAATTAAATCATTTAAAGCATTTATAGTATAAAGGGTATTTGATTCCTTTTTTCTATGTAATAAAATTGTATTACTTAACAACCCATTAGTCATGTTGTTATGATCTATATTATAGGTGCAAACGTATTCCTCTGTAGAGGAAACGTATAGAACAAATATCTTATTAAATAGGATTTTGTATTGGGATTGTATAGTGGATAAAGTACTTTCCAAGTCATTTTTACTTGAAAACGTACAAAATAATTTGTTGTTCATACTATTTAAATCAAGACATGTAACATCCATGTCATACTGGAAATAAATATATGAAGGGTCTATAGCCTGTGTATTAATCATAACTTTTATTTATAATTTATTTAAATTATTGTAATCTGTTCCGTAACTCGCATTTACTTTAAATCCGAATTCACTCTCTAGTAAATTCTTAATTTCTTTTAATATCTCCTTCCCATCTTCTCTACTATAATCTAATAAAATCGAATCATATGTGTAAAGTATAATATTACTTTTTTTGTTCTCCAAATACTTTAATACATTTCTTATCGAATTTACATTATAAAAAGTCTCCCCTGATTGTATAATATAATTTAATAGTTTTTGAGGTGTAACGTTTTCAATACCCTGCGCAAACAATTTTCTCCCTCCAATCAACTCTATATATCCCAGGGAATTAAAATCTTGATATATTTTATCTGTATATTCTTTCACTTTAACGAAAAACGGTATGTCTTTGTATTGCTCAAACACTCCTCCATATAGTTGTTTGAATGTTAATTCTTTAGAGGCTTGATATTGTTCGGGGGTTAATTCCTCCGTTTTAAAATACATTTTTCCTAAATGGGTGTGAACCGAGGCTTCTGTAAACTCGTATCCAATCAATTTTGCTAAAATACGTGGGTGGTATGAATCGTAATCAAATTCAAATAAAACATCGTTTTGTGGTATAAAAGCGGCTCGTTGCCCATTGTTTTTGTTTAGAGCTGCAAAGTTAATTCCATTAAATGAATTTGAAGGACGAGAAGTAAAATTATTTAAGTTAAATTGAGTGTAAATCTTATTATCTTTTACATTAAATTTAGGATTGTTTACATTAAAATTCTCGTTAAAAACCGGCATATCTAACGTTATACCTTGTTTTTCAATACCGTAGAACACTTTAATGTAATCCTCGTTATAATACGGGATTTCATGTTGTTTTTCGGTCCATTGTTGTACTAGATTATAAATACATTCTTGTGATTCATAATGTTTGGAGATTGGGATAATCGAATTTAAATAAGGTTTATCTCCGTAAAGTCGTTCAAAATGAGTGTGTATATTGGTATGACAATCTTGTATATATGGAGTGATTGGGGTGGTGTGTAGCGATAATAAATTTATATCTTGTACTTTATTTTGTAAAAATTCTTCCCCTATTAAATGAGCAGTTGTTTTTTTATCTAAAACGTAGATGGATTTATGTTTTAGAAGAAATTCTTTTACTTTTTCTAAGCTTAGATAAAATCCTTCACTATGATTTATGGTTAGTATTAATCCTTTACCATGTTTGGGTTTATAGTAAATTAATGATACTTCCGTTAGTATAGGATGATAGTTTGGTGATAGTGGAATAACATTAATATAGCAACTCTCTTGAGAATGGAGTTGTGATAATTGATCTTGTGTTTCTACTATCCAAAATGACATAACCTTTATTTTTGTATAATGTAATAAGGCTCCCTATGGGAGCCAAATTTATTTTAATGTATTTTTTATTTTAATATTCTACTATGTAATTCATTACTATATCTTCTCCTTCTAAAGAAAATGTAATATTAGGTTGACCTTCAATTGTAACAGAACCAAATTGTTGTTTTATTTCATTATAGGCCTTGTCAAACATATCAGCATTGTCATATGCTTCAGGATCACCATATTCTTCTTTAGAAATTAAATTACTAACTTCTTCTCCTTCTTCATAATCTTCACTAGAAAATAAATCGTATAAATCTGTTAAATATTCTTCTACATCTGGAGTTATTTCTTCTTTTAGGAGTTTTCCTTCTGCCAGGAATGTTTTTAAATTAAAGTTTTCCATTTTTTATTTTTATTTTTTTAATTTTCGTTTTCTGCTACAGTTCCTATATCACTATAAGGGAAAACAACTTGTCCTTTTTTATTAGTCATTACAGTTCCATTCCATACTTCAAAAGGTTTTCCACTTTTTACAACTTTAGATAATCTACCTTCTAATCCTTTTTTAAATTGTTGAAAATGAGGACCCATTTTTTCTTTAAATTCTTGGTATCTAACTTGAGCTGCTCTATTAGTCAAAGTTTTACTATTTACAATAGCATTAACTAAAAGAGGATCCATATAAAGTTTAGTACCATCATTACTTAACATAAAATCTTTATCATTAAACATGGATGAAGGAATTATTCCCTGATTAGGAATAAATCTTCTACCACCCCCACCTTGGGTATTTTGAAAGTCAAAACGTTTAAAATCTTCTTTTATGGGTTTAAGTTTTGCTTTAAATGAAGATTGAATTGATAATCTTCTTGCTTTTTCTTTAGCTTTTTTAATTGCATCTTCTTCAGAAGTTGCTTTTACTTCTATATTATCAAAATCTGTATCATCTCCATCTTTACCATAACGGTATGAATAATCAACTTCATATGTTTTTTCCTCAGTAGATTCTGCCAGGATATCTTGTAGAATATCGTTTAATTTAATGTTGCTCATATTTTAATTTTATAATAAATATACGAAAAATATTTTACCTAGCAAACTGAGTTATATTACTTAGATATTGTTTTATGCCTATAAAATTCTTTTCTGCTTGATTTAGTATCTTTTCATTGGTATCAATTATACCAGGTCTTACTTTAATTCCGTTTACTAACTCATCGTTTAAAGGACCTGAAATTTGCCATTGGATGGAAATTGCTCTCCAAACCGAGTAATTAAGATCACCTCGTTGTTTGGTTAAATTATCAAATGTAGTTTTATCTATTTCTAGTACTCTAAATTGAGTACCACCTTTTTGTCTTGCAATGTATCTTGTAATTCTACCTACTTTATAATCGGCTTCTGTAGGACGAGGAGTAAAAGGTGTTGGATCTATTAAGTTAGCATCTACACTAGAATTTAATTGTTTATAAGATTCAATAGAGGCATTTGTAAAACCACTATTTGGAGGGATATAAATTGTTAATGGAGTTGATGAACCTTCACTAGGATTAATCCCTGTAAATGATTCACCTGTAAAAGTAGTATAATATGGACCAGTATAATCTTTACCATCAGGAGTTGTAAACTGACCTGGATTAGCAGTTTGATTAGTTAATACACGTGATTTTGGGAAGTATTTCATTTTTACTTAATTTTTAACCCCAATATAAAGGATCTTTAGGATCATTAAATCTATTAAAGAAGTTTGTAGCAAATTTACTTCTTTCAGCAGCTCCAAATTTAGGTTCATTAAAATAAACATCTCTACCTCTATTACATCCGTAACAAACTTCTACAGTTTTGGCAAATAAGTAAGCAGCATCACTAGCATTAGGTGAGTTTTTAACTTCTCTTAACCAGGTTTTATAGGTAGGATATTTATTTAATAAATAACTAATTTGTGCCTCAACAGTATTACCTACAATATTAAAAACAGTAGTAGAATCTTTAGTACCACCATTTATAAATTTACCATTCCATTGAATTAATCCTAATGAAGGATAACCATTTGTATCTTGTTTATTTATGGCTTTAGGATTAAATCTACTTTCTTTTTGTATATTACCCATAGCACCCGCAGCTGCTATTTTACTTAATCCTGATTGTTTTAATAGGTTTTTTACAGTTAATTGGTTAGCTGTTACTTGGGCAGTAGATATAGTATTTAATTCGGTTCCAGCATTTTGAAAATCTGATAAAGTTTTAGATTTTTGTTTTTCTTTAGCAGCTTTAATATCTTCTTTTTCTTTTTCAGTTAATGGTTCAAATCTAATACTAAGAGTTTGACCTGTTATTTTAGTTGTCCATTTATTTTCACCAAAATTTTGTTCTATAGTATGTAAAATAAAGGCAATTTTTTGTTTCCCTTTATCATCTCCTGTTTGAATTATATAAGATGAAGGTAATGAATTTGCTGGTATAGTAAATGCTGAATGAGGTATTATTCCACTTAATCCATCCATTTCTAAACTAAAATCTAATGGTAGTATAACCCCAGGGTTAAAAGAATTATCATCTCCTGATTTTAATGGATCAGAAAATACTTCTCTATATGAGTTTTGACAAGAATCTATTTTATCTGTAGAAAGTCTTTTTATATCTGCCATAAATTATATAATTTTGTTTAATACCAAGTTTTATTTCTACCAGTTTGTCTAATAGCTAAAGCAGTCCAAGCTGCTTCAATAGCTGTATCTCTAGAAAGTTCTCCATTAACTGCTTCATAATATTTTTGTAATTTATCATGTATATAAGTGTTTAATGCTGAATCTGAAAATTCAACTTCACTTTTACTTTCATTAAATGTGCCCGTTGAATATTTAGATATAGCAGATGCTAGTGTATTAATATCTGTTTTATTAATTATTTCGTCATAAGCATTATTATAGGCTGTTAGTAAAGCATTTAGTTCACCTTGATTTTCTAGAGGTCTAGCTTCATCTCTTAAATCTTCATTAATTCTATTTAATCTTGTTTTAGCTATTTCTTTTATATTTTCTTTTGGAAAAGATTGTAATCTAGCATCTGCAGTTTGTTCTACTCCTAATTCTCTTTCTCTTTCAGCACTTTCAGCAGCAGTACTTGATCTAGCTCCAGTACCTACACCATCATATATTTTTTCTATAAAATCTCTTAATTCTACATATCTTTGTATTGTATCATCATTAGTATTAGAATTTTGATTAGCATCTGTAGCTGCATCTACTCTTACTGTATTTAATCTATTATATAATCCTTTATTTAAATGTGAAAAAGCTAATGCATTTTCAGCTCCTTGTACCCCATAAGGTTGAGCTTGAGCTGCTACTACAATCATAGCTGCAGTATTAGGGGCTATTTTAGAAGTATAATTAAAATTATATACTATACTTTTTTTACCTAATATTGGTATTTCAGTATAATAATCATCAGAAATAGATTGACCAGGTCCTGTTGTTCTTCTATCATCTAATATTCTTATACAATTTGAATCATCATCAGGGACTATTCGGTATTCATTGTAACCACCTGTAGCTTTAGAAATTCCATCTAAAATATCTTTAACTAAATCTACAAAATAAATATTTCCTTTAGTATCATTAGTTCTCCACTTTTTCATTATACCTGCTACATAATTTATATTTACTAAAGTATACATAAATTTTCCTCCTAAATTTGCATCTCCAATTCCAGGAGCATTAGAATTATCTCCATAAAAAGGAAAAGAATTATAAATATTACTAAAATATTTAGAAACTATTCCAAAGGGCAATTGTTGAGATCCTATTAAACATATTGTAGGGTCTAAAGAACAATGTCCTGGAAATGTATAACATCGATTTGTTTCTGGGTTTACATCTATGTAGATGTAGGATCTTTGATTAGTTTTATCATTAGCAGTACTTCGATCGTATATCATTCCTAATTTATTTATTAGTAATAATAAATGTCCTAATGTAATATAAACTTGTTCTAGTCCTGGTTTTGTGGCATCATTATCATTATTTAAACCTTCCCCATCAATTTCATACCCCGCAACAAATCTAGCAAAGAATTTTTCAGGTATAATTTCAGGAACTATTGAATCTAGATTACCTACATGAGATTTATCCATTCCGGGGATTGTAAGTAAACGAAAGTTATATCCTTTTCTTACTATTTCTGGGTTTTTGTGAAAATTAGTTACACTTATATTGTCTGTCGCTAATATAGAATCTAACCCCTCCTTATAAGTTTTATTAAAGTCTACATAGGAACCTAAAACATTATTTTGATTAATTACATTATTTTGGTAAATGTTAAATAACGCACTATTTAATAATGATAAATTTTTATCAGCTACAACAGGGTAAATTGAACCCGAAGCATTAGAACCACTAGTATCACTTTTAAATTCTCCTGAGAGGTTTACTTTTAATGATTCTAGAATATCACCTGCTCCTACTAGTTGTACTTGACATTTAAATCTTCCATTTCCATCTAAAGTATAAGAAAAATTTTTAACTGTTCCCCAAGTAGCATCATAATTTCCACTATGGTTTTTTCTATTATCTGCTATCTTTTCTAGTAGTTCTTCTTTAGTATCAATACCATAAAATGGAAGAGGTTGATTTACAGTTTCTATTTTACCAGTATCATTACTAATATAATTTGTATGACCCCACTCAACTAAAACACCAAATCCTAGTTTCATATAAAGAGCTTCCATTATATTAAGTTGCTCTATATTGTGACATACAAAATTAAATGTTGTTTCTTTTAAAGTACCTAATTTACCACCAGTTTTAATAGAAATATCAATTAAACCAGGCATAGGAACTAAACCAAAATCAGTTCCTCCTATACCATAAGCCCCATCAGGACCTATTCCTGAACGTAATGTGTAAGAATCTGCTCCTCCTAAATGATTTAATACTCCTCCTTGTAGAATGTATTTTTTAGATAATGCATCTCCTTCTAATCCTTGGTATCTTTTATTTCCAGGAGAAACATTAGCTCCTGAACTAATTCTAATCCAAACATTTCTGTTTGATAACCAGTTTAATTCAGATGAACTTCTATAATCTTTATCAATTAAAGCTTTACGTTTTTTTATTTGAGTATCAACATAAGGTTGAAAGGCAGAACCAGCAATATTAGTATAATCTAAATTAGCCATAACTTATTATATATTGTTTGATTGGTCAAATTTTGATAAAAGACCTGATAAATCTTTAGGTATTCTTAAATATACTCCTGTTGGGGGATAAATTGAATCACCTGCTAAATTATTAACCATAGCTACAACCCACCATAAAGTAGCATCTCCATAAAAATCAAATGCTATATTATCTAATCTATCTGTTACTCCAGTTAAAATATAATTATCATCGGGTTGAGCTTCAATGTTAGGATAGTATGTTGGTACATACATAGTTTTACCTGAAGTTGAGGTCATTCCTGTATCGTTTTTAGTAGTGGAGATAGTTTGATATCTACTTGGCATAGTTTATGTTTTGATATAAATATGTAAGATAAAAAAGGCTCCTAATGGAGCCTAATTTTTAATTATTTGGAGTAAGTACTTGTGAGTCTAATGATGGAGGTGGTGCAACTGATGTTCCATCTCCAATTCTGTTAATAAAATTTTCTTCCTTACCATGACTACTTATTAAAATAGGGGTTTTAGTAAATAAACCACCTTCCTTAGCTAATCTAGGTAAATTATTAAGAATAGGAGAAAAAGTAAAATTAATACTTAACACTTGAGGTAATTCCATCATATCGGCATCTGAGTTAGAGTCTTCAAATGATGAATTAGAGGAGTTAGTACCGTTTTTATAATTTTTAACTTGTACGTTTTTAGGAAAATCAGATGTTTCAAATCTTTTAGTTTCGGGTTCAGTATATTTAATTTCCCATGGATAATTATTATCTATAGAAATATTCATAGATTTTAAAATACCTGGTGTTCTGTAAAACCATTCGCCTACAGTTAATTTATGAAGGTTTCCTCTCATAAATCCATTACTACTATAATCAGGCATTAAGGAAGAAGCTAAATAGTTTAATTTTTGGTAAAGAGGCATCATTTCTTGTTTAGATTGAGCTGCTACTGTTAATTTAAAACTTACTTCTCTTGTAAATCCTTGGTAAGAATAAAAATTTTCACCTCTACCCATATATCTTTGAGAGTTCCATTCAGCTCCTATATTATCAGAAAAATCTGTTACATAAGCTCTAAAATGTAAAGGAACTGTACTACCTGTATTATCATTATTTATAACTTCAATACAAAACTTAATCATATCTCTAACTCCATTATCTTGGAGTGGATCACCTTCAGAATTATATAAAGGGATTAAATTAATTTTATCTTGACCTTTAGGATTTATTTCATTTATGTTAAACCTTTGAGAATTAGTTCTAGACCCAGGTGAACCTATACTTAGTCTAGTTTCAATATTAACTAAAGGATTTGAATAGTTTTTAGCCTGTGGGGTAAGATTAATTGTTTTAGATCTAAAATCTTGTAATTCATAAGGAAGATCTATAGATTCTTTAGCAGCTAATAAAGCACTATAACCCATAGTATTATTAAAGGAATTTATAGATGATACTCCTTCTGGGGTTTGTTCAGGTCGTATAAAATCTTTAGAAGACTGTTGGTATGAACTTTTAGGGTATTTACTATCACCAAAAGGGTTATCAGTAAAATCAATATTTTCTTTACCACCGGATAAATCTATTTTTTGTGGAGTAAATGGAGGTAAGAAAAACTTATTACTAGAAGCAAAGGGATCACCATTAGTATTTCCAAAACCATTACTTGTATTTATTGTAGAATTTAGATTTAAAGTTGGGGATATATTAGCCCCCATACTTGCAAAATTAGGAATTTTCGATGGATATAAACCATCTACTAATCCTCCAATTTGATTAACTTTAATATAATCTGTTAATCCTAATGAGTTTAAATAATTTATACCTATAGTTGGGGAGCTTTGCCCAAAGCTAGGACTATATTCAGAATGAAGAAAAGTTTGATTAGTATAATTTTCAAATGAATCTTTAGTATTCGTGGTTCTAAATATAGTTGTGTTACCATCTCCATATAATGAATCAGGTCCCATTGGATAATCAAATAAAAGATTTTCATCCGTTGATATTCCTAATTTAGTTATATTTGAATCAAGAGATAATCCTGTTGTATCAGTGCTGATTTTAGTATTATAAAGGGATACTAATCTGTTTTGATTAGTGTCTTTATGTGATACAATATATTCGTATTTAGCTTGTGGGTTATCAGGTCCTAATTCGTTAGTATTAGCACCTGCTCTTGGTATATGAATTCCACTTCCTTGTTCAAGTACTTGTGCTAATAAATTAGCATTTAAGTTATATGTTTGTGTGTTTAATCTAGAAGCTAATCCTCCAGTTTCAATTTTAGGATTTGACTTCTGTAATTGAACTTGTTTTGTAGTAAATATGGTACCCTTAGGAAAATCAGTTAAAAAACGGGATATTCTTACAGTATCTTCTGTAGATGCTACTGTCCAATATGCTCCTCCTCTTAATGGCCAATCCGCGCTATTTCTTGCGATACCAGCAAGATACTCACCCGCAGGAGAATCCTCGGGTAAGCCGGTTTGGATGTAAGGTAGTCCACTAGAACCTCCTCCTTGGGTATCATTTCCAAACCTTAGTGACTTTAAACTACTTCTAAGGTTAATTAAGCCCATTTATTATTTTTATCCTGGTAAATTATCAGTGTAATGATTTCCTGGGGCACTATTGTAAATGCTAGTGTTTAATGGATCTGTTTCTTCTAGTTGAGAAGGAGAATATGTTACTGCAGGGGCTTGTAAACCTTGAACTCCACCTACAATAATATTACTAGATACATTAGGTTGTCCTGTTGTAGAAAATAAATTATGGCGAGTGAATCCAGGTTGATTATTTTGTACAGTTGAAGGAACAGGTCCTCCACTATATCCGTAATTGCTTACTCCTGTTTGTAATAAGTTAAGTAATCCCATTTTGTGTTATGTTTTATTGTTTATAATAAATATTAATAAATTATATTTTACGTGTAGTTACTCCTGCAATAGTTTGTTGGTATCTTCTACCATATTCTTGATCAGGGAAAATTGTTTGAACAGGTGTTTGTCTAAAGGCATTAGCTACATGTTCCCCTATTACTTTTCCTAAAGCATCATTATTAATTGTAGATGATGGTGGAGCTGGTTGAACTATTCCAACAGGTTTTATATTTGGAGATTTTAGTCTATTTATTATACCCGGGCCTACTGCTATATCATCATTTTGGCTAGGTTCATATATTCCTCCTTCTCTAGTAGACACCATAGATTTTCCACTAGCAGGAAAAGCACCATCACCAATTTGAGTAGCTCCTATGATAGCTGCAGTTAAAGCGGCTCCTATAGCTAAACCTGCTAAACCACCAGTTAATAAAGCTGTAGGTCCTGACATAGCTGCTGACCATGCCTTAGTTATAGCAATTCCTCTTTCAATTAAAGCTAAACTTCTAGCAGCTTTAATAGCAGTTCCTATTAATTTTACAGAATCTACTAAACCCTTAACCATTTGAACAGCTATTATGGTTGTTATACTTGCCATAATACCATATAATATAACCGAATTATCTAACATAGAAGTTAAAAGTTGTAAAGGTCCTGCTAATAATTCTGTCATTTTAGCTATAGAAGTATTAATAGCTTCTTGGGTAGATAACCTTTTAACATCCATTTCATCCATAGCCATAGCCTTAGATATAGCTTCATCATCTAAGCCTTTTTTTCTTAAACTACCCATATACATTTCAGCTAATTGCTCTCTTGATATCCCTAAAGCTTTAGCTGCTGCTTCTTGTTCTATTCTATTTCCTGAAGCAAATGATGCTATTATTTCTTGGTTATTAGCTATTTCTTTAGTAAGTTTATCAGTTTGGCTAGTTAAAGCATAATAACGAGCTGCTTCTAAATTAATTTGTTTACCTGAAATTACTTCATATTCAAATTCTGCTGCGATTGAAGACTCAATGTCTAGTAATGAACTTGCTATACCTTCAACTTCAGATAATGAAAGACCTAAATCTTTTGCTCTTCTAACAGCCTCTCCAATTCTATTAACACTAGTCCCCATAGAAGCAGCTATAGCAGTTGAAGTACTATATACTTCTCTCATTACAACTCCTTGTGCTAAAGCAGATCTATTTTGTTGATTATACTGTTTATTCCCTTCTTTAAGGGATTTATTCATATCATCAATAGATTGACCATTAACTTGAGACATAATAGCAGCTTTATTAGCTTGTTCTTGGGTCATACCCATAGATTTAACCATTTCAGAAGCTGCTGCTAAAGTATCAGAAGTGAATATGGCTGCAGCATTCATTCCTAATTGTTCAGTTAAAGAAGCAGCAGTTTGGATATAATCAACACTAGAAATTAATCTAGTATTCATTTGATCCATTATAGGGATAGTACCTCCTGTTAAATTTTGAAATTTAGTTTGGGCTTCATCTAATTTAAAGAAACTTTGGACTGTTTTGGCTATTATAGCATCTGTTAAATTTACTAAAGTAAGTTCTTCTTTTAAAGATATTAATAAATTTCTATATTTATTTGATTTTCTGTCTAATTCTTTATTTTGTTTTTCTAAAGCATCTTTTTGCTCTATTAAATTTTTAAGTTCTTTTCCTCCGAATCCTACTCTAAGTTGTGCATTTGATAAATTTCTAGAGTTTAATTGATTTATATTTTCTTGGGTAAGTTTTATCTCATTTTGAGTGGTTTTTTGCTGTATTTTATACTTTTTAGTATTTTCTATAGCATCATTTATAGGTTTAGATATACTAGTTAATCCTAAATTTTTCATAAGAGTTCCTATACCCCCTAATGCTCCTCCTAATAAACCAATTTCTTTATCAACTTCATCTAATATTTTAACTTGATTATTTAATTGTTCAGTATAAAATTTATTTATATTAACTAAATCTTGATATTGTTGATTTAATTCATTAGCTTGAGAAATAGCCTCAGCAGTACCTATTTTTCTTAAAGCAGCCGTGCTAACTTCAATAGAACGAAGTTTAGCAGCTCTAGCTTCTATTTGCTTTTGAATATCAGCTTGTTTTAAAACTCCTTGATTCATTCTTTCAAAATTATCTGCTAATTTAGAAGATTCTCTAGCTGCTGATTTAATTGAATTAGATATATCTTTTTGGAATGATTTTATTACAGTATCCGAAGCATTTAAAGCATTCGCAAACATATCTTGAATATTGGCCGCGACTGATCTGAAAGTTTCTTCAGTTACCGCAGCTATATCCTTTATGTCTTGTCGTGTTTGATCTAAATTGGGTTGATTTAAAGCCATAATAATCTTAATATATAATATAAATATAAAACTTGTTTATTCTTTTATAAATTTATCTCCTTTACTTCTATTATCTTCTTTCCAAAGGGGTTGTAAATTAGTGTAGTGATTTAATTTATAAACATCTTTTTCGTTTTTAGCAGAAGCTAAAGGTATTATATGATCAATTTCCCACTTTCCATGATTTTCTAAAGTCATACCTTCTGTAAATTTAGATTGTAAATGATGGATGAATTCTTCTAAGGTACAACCTAATATTTCTTCAGAATGTTTAGATTTAATCCAACCTTTTTTATGTTGTCTTAAAAATGAATCTTTAATTAAATTTCTAATACTACCTTTGAGCTTAAATATTGGGTCAGTATTTCTTCTGATTTTATGATACTCATTAATTAAGGGTTGTTTTTCTTTATGTTTTGCAAGTATTAAATTTTTATTCTTATTATAATAACCCTTCCAATATTTTTCATAATAATTAGGGTTATTAACTCTAAATATAGCATCAGTAATTTTTTGTTTTTGGGATAAAGTTTTCCAATTTTCTTTTTTATATAATTTAGTACATTCTTTACATTTTACATCTTTACCATCTTTAGTTTTAGGATGGTTGTAAAAACTATCTAAAGATTTTTCAATTTTACATTTATTACACTTTTTCATTTTTGATAAAGAAACCTATGGTTTTCAGGGTCGCGGTCCTTACTTACCATAGGTTCTAAATTAATATTTTATATTTGCACCGCGACAATGCGGATATAAATATTTAAATTTATTAAGATTTATTACTTACTGTTGTATTATATGTACTGGAAGCTGGAATATTAGGTCTAGCTATTTCAGCTGCATTTTTATTAGTTAACTGATTATTTTGTTTTTCTATTTGTTCTTGTTCTTTATCATACCATTCTTTTAGTTTTTGAAAAGTAAAATTTCGGAGCCAAATAGGCATTTCATAAACAGTATCCCAAGTATATCCTCCCTTACCATGAAATACTATTTCATTCATTTGGGTGAATAAATTTATTCTATAGGTTGATGTCAGGCCAAAAAAAGTTTAAAGAAATTGGTAATGTAATGTCCTCCCCGCCATCACCTTGAATTGTTAAATCTACATCGGGAGAAATTCTTTTAATTTCTTGACGTAATGATCTTGAATCTCTAGCTAATAATTCATTATCAACAAATTCTCTAACTACTTTTCTGTCTGTGTTTCCTCCAACCGAAGTAATCATGTATTTTAAACGTGTAGATAATTCAGGTGCACCACCATTTGGGTATAGTTTTTTAAGCCCTTTTAATTCCTGTTCTATCGCGGATTCGTCACCATGTGTTAATAGTTTAAATCCAACTTCTACACCTGAGGATGGTAATGTGTAGTAGAAGTTATTTCCTTTAGTGTAATCTACATCTTCAGGTAATTCTTTATCTTTTAAAGTAGTTAAATCTACATTATAACTTCTTCCACCTGATTCGAATTCATAATCTTGACCATATCCTAAAATACGAGAAGCGATTAGAATAGCATTTTTATCACCAATTACCATATCTTTTAAGTCTACTTTAGAAACAATTAATGATTCTAATAGTTTGTCTAAAACAGTACCTTGTTGAATGTAGTTTTGGTTGGTTAAAATGTCTTCTTCTTTTGCTCGCATATATCTCATTTCTATTTTCCCACTAGATAAAGGGTTTTCTTTAGAGTAAAGTAAACCTTTTGAAGGTAATTCTACAGTTTCTGTAGGGTACGTAACTTTGTTTTGTGATTCCATATTTTAATTTATTTGTTTGTATATAAATATAGCAAGTATAAAAAATTATGCATAAGCATATGCTAATTGAAATAATTCTTTATTTACACGTTTATCTTCAAATGGATTATCAATACCTGTAACTAATTTTCCTTCAGGATTATAAATCCTATCAGATTGTGTTACATTTTCTTGAATACGATTGTAAACTGACCATAAGTCATTACCTTCATCTTCTTCTCTAACTACATTTAACAATTGTGCAACGTTTATACCGTGATCTTTACCAAAACGTGATTCTGCTGCAGAAACGGCAAGAGACATTGCTTTAGCAGGATCTAATTCAATACTTTTTAATTTATTAAATTCGTTCATTACTTCTGATACGTTTGAATTTAATTTAGCCATTATTTGAGGTAAACTAAAATATCCTTTTTGGGTATGACTAGCTTTTTCTGAACTATAGCTTGTATGAGCTATTAAACCATTGGTACATACTTGTCTAAATGCTCCTAAATCCATTTCTAGTGGTTTTGAACCGTTACATGAATTTGAAATATTTAAAGTAGCAATAGCTTCGGTTTGATTTTTAGAGTTTTTAATGTTAAAATCAGGGTGTTGCATTTTAATCATATGAGAAGATATTCTTCTATCTTTACCTCGTTGTTCGTAAGCACCATCAATTTTCCAACCCTCTTTTTGAAACCCTTCAATAGCATCTAATGTTTCGATTTGATACTCTTTAGATTTAATTCTTTGATTATCTCTCCAACCTTTATCTAAGGAAGGAATAAAAGCCATTAATTTGTTAATATCGTTATTTAACGGAATAAAATTACCTTTTGTTGTTCGCATCGTATGTTGGTTTTATGTTACCCTTCTTATCAATAGTGTAACCGGTTGGACTTTTTAAATTAGTAGCTTTATTGTAACTACCTTTTGATGTTGATTTACTTCCTGAACAGCTCATATTAGTCTTCGTTTGTTGTTTCGTAAGTATAGTGTACAGTATCTTGATTAATAGCAAAATACATTTTAAAATCTTTATCACAATCTCTGTTTTTAGAAAAATGTAAAGTACGCGTTAAACCACTTTTATCGCGTTCTACGTGACACATTGCATCTGTCATGTGTTTTATCCTGTTTGATCCAGCAAAATCTCCAGCTTTAGTTACTTGTTGAATGTTAACAAATGTGGTATAGTAACCCATTTCATTTTCACCTTTTTTATTTTTATCTTGTAATCTTAATAACCAATGTTCAGCTGCACCTTCAGTTAATTTATAATTATCTCTAACCATATCAATTACTTCAGCTAATGAATCAATACAAACTACGTCATAACCCTGATCAAACACATATTCTAATGTTTCTTTAACACAATGTGAATAATTTTTTAAGAATAATGTTTGAACGCAATTAAATTTTGGTAATCTCTTGCAATATTTGAAATAAGCTATTTCATCCATTTCACCACTTACAAATAAACATTTGTAACCTTGAAGAGTAAAATTAGCTAACATATCAAGTGCAATTGTTGATTTACCTGAACCAGGTCCCCCTACAAGTACCATGTTAGTACCAGGCATTAATCCCCCTTCTGTTGATAGAATAACATCTATTTCACTGTTGGTTTTAATAGGATTAAATAACTCGTCATTAAATTTTAAATCAGTACCTCTAAAGAATTCTACTTTAGTTGGATTGAAATCAGGAATAATAGAAGGTGATTTAGGTCTACCTCTTCGTTCTACTTTTACAGGAAGTGCTGTTGTTTTGATTGTGTAACTCATAACCTTTATTTGTTTTAATTATTATACGTTAATATACGAAATATATTTTGGGTAACCTAATTTTATTTGAAAAACTTTTACCTATTTTTCTTATGCTTGAATATACGAAAAAAAAGTGTGGTAGACAAAAAAAACCCACCTAAAAGGTGGGTTAATTTTTTTATTTTTTCTTTAAAACTAAAGTTATTGGTTCGGATTCATCTTCTTCTTCATCATCATAAAAGTTTTCTTCATCTTCATCTTCCATAGATTCATTTAAAACTGATAGGTAATCATAAATTTCTAGTATATTAAAATTACTTTTAATTTTATTATAAAAATCTGAGACCCAATGTATTTGTTCAGTAAGAATTAGTATTCCTCCAGTTTCTAAAGAATTTAGGATTGTTTGTTTTAGGTTATCTAAATTATCAATAAATGGTAAAGTAAAAGTTAAATTAATATATTTTTTTGGAGGAAATTTCCCTACCTCATTTAAATCCCATTCTATAAATTTTTCATCATCTACAGGTTCATCTATATCAACTACAGTAGAATTAGGGATTGGATATTCTGCTCCACCAAAATCATATGCTTGGTTTGCAAATTGAGATTTAAGTCTACCTTCATCATCAGCATACTCAGAAGTAGTAACTACTTTATCAGATGTAAAATCAGGATTAATAGAGGTTAAAGAATTATTTTGCTCTTCCTTTAATAATTTTCCTTCAGCAAGAAATTGTTTTAAATTAAAATTATTTTCCATTAATTAATTTAGATTTATTGTACAAGTATAAATATAGCGAAAATAAAAAAGCTCACAAATAAATGTGAGCTCTTTTTGTTTATTTTTAAATTTCCTAAAAATTGAGGATGCAATAATCCATAGCTATAGTCATGTTAATTTCAGCTGCAGCTTCACCTTGTGACCAATCATAGTCTCCGAATGTTGCTGATTTGATAAATGCACCTTTAATAATCCATTCACCTACTACATCACCTACAGGACCTAAGATGTTCATTGTTAAATCTTTTTTATAGAAATCTGAATATCCATCTCTACCTGTTACTGATTCGTGAGATAGACGCATCCATTCCATTACTGCTTGTGAACCAGCAGGAGCGATTGGATCGTATAGAGATAGAGTCATATCATTCCATCTTACTTTACCTTTAATTTTACGGTAAACATTAATGTGGTCTAATATAATTTCGTTTGCTTCAAATCCTGGGGCTGTTGCTTTTTTGATTAAGTAAGATGGGATTCCACCTACATATAGTATGAATCTATTTGATACCTTAGGTTCAAATGCGGTAAACATAATCTCATTCGGATTTAATACTGCCATTGTATTTTATATTTTTAATTGTTATCTAATTATTTGTTTACAATAAATATTAGGAACTAAAGCCCTAATATAAGGGCTTTGATCCTAAATTTTCTTTAGTCGAATGACGCACCTGTTGGTGTAACATTAAAGTCTAATATAATAAACTCAGCAGTTCTAGTAGGTTGGATGAAAATCTGTCCTAATAATTGATTTCTATCAATTACTTCAGCAGTATTATTTGAATCATCCATTACCACTTTATAAGCGTATAAACCTTGTCTTTGTTGGATTGAATCCAAGTATGGGTTTACTTGTCTTAAGAATCTATTTCTTGTAGCAGCTGTGTTTTGTTCGAATACTAATCCGTTAGCTACTTGACCAATATATGATTTTAATTCAATTAATAATCTTCTAACATTGATTCTGTCTAAAGCAGATGCTTTTTTCTGTAATGTTTTCTGACCATATGCTACTACACCTTGTCCTGGGAATGTAGCTAATGAATTAACTTTACCTGCATATAAAGTATCTCTATCTGATGGAGATAATTTTCTTTCAGCTTGAATTACACTTAATCCACCTCTTGTAAATCCTGCAGGAGCAAACCATGGAGCACCTACTCTATCATTGTAAGCGTAAACACTTGGAATGATTGTTGATGGTGGAACCCATGTTAATTTTCCTGTATTAGGAGCGCTAATTTGAACAAATGGATAATAAGTCGCAGCATATGAGCTATCAACTGCAGTTGCATTATCAATTACAGTTGCAATAGGATCTCCAAATTTAGACATATCAACAATAGCAATACAATCTCCTCTATCAGAAGCCATATTAGTTAACCTTGTAATAACTTCATTTCCAGCTGGAGCAGTAATACCTGGAGTTGTAATTATATTAAATTTAAATTCATCTGGGTTACCTAATAAAGTAATTGATGAAGTATAATCTGAATTTGATAATCCGTTAACAGCACCATTTGTTCCGGCACCACCACCAAATGAGCTATTAGCAGCTACTGGAATTGATGATGTATAAGAAGATACTGGGCTTCCGTTATTATCAAAGTAATTTGGGGTAGTTAAGGCTATTGATTTTATTCTTACGTATCTTGATTTATTAGTATAGTCTCCAGTTACTTGAGTGTATCCATTACTTGTAGTAGTAGTTTGATTACCAATTACAGCTTCAATATAGTTTGGTTGATTAGGATCTAATGATAAATTAGTCCATTGTTCTAATATAATTTTAGTGTTGTTATCATCATCACCTCTTCTAATTAATAAATTAAATGTACCGCTTCCAGTACTTGGATTTACTACTTCCCATCTTACATTCACTGAAGAACCAGAAGCTAATGCTCCACTAACTTCAGACCCTGTGTTATTCATAATAATACCTGAGGAAAGAGTTTCTAGAGTAAATGCAGTAATTGAACCTGAAGCTGCAATAGAGCTACTTGCGGGTGCAAATACACCACTTACTGCTCTAGTTACTAATAAAGTAGTACCACCTTGTTGAAAATAGTTATAAGCAGAGATTGATGTTAAATATTCGTAAGATGCTCCACCACTGATGAAAGATCCACCGAACTTATTTAAATAGTCACTATATGAAGTAACTAGGGTTGGTATTCTAACAGGACCTGATACTGTAGGTCCTATAATAGCTGCTCCCGCAGTAATAGGGCCTTGAGTAATTTGGGATTGGTCATTTTCTCTAGTTAGAACACCTGGAGATAATAGAGTTTCACTCATAATATTTATTTTGTTTTAAAATTAATTTTTTTAATTATATTTCCATATATAACCATAAGCTGTTTTTTGCGTATTTCTACAACAGGCTCCTATATTATCTTTAGGATTAATATTAAATACCCTCTCAGCTTCTTGAGTACTTGAAAATGTATTAATTATTTCTCCATTTGAATCATATTGACTCACTTGTTTTCCTTTTCTAGAAGATTTATTAAAATTGGTTATAGTTTGATTTTTATAAACCCAAAAATAACCTCCAGAAGTTTTATTATTACCTTTTAAACATGCATCTATATCACATTTAAGAGAATGTTTAGCTTCTTTAATAGAATTCCATTCTTTAACTAAGTTTCCTTTTAAATCATATTGTAAAATTGATTTTTTTAGATTCTTACTTATATTTTTTTTACTTTCTTGAGTACGGAATTCTATTCCCCCTCCACCTTTATTCTTATTATGAATTATAAATCCCCAAGATTTAAATTGTTCTATCCAATAGCATTCTAAGGGTTTCCAATCTTTGCTTTCTAATGATTTTACTTCATCAATAACACTAATTTGAATTTGATCTCCAAAAGTTTGGATATGATTATATTTTCTAGAGACTAAATTAATAGTTTTACCTATATAAACCCCATTGGGATTATTATCAATATTAGTTATAAGATAAATATAAGTGCTTCTCACTACTTGTTATTTGATAATAAATATTAAAAAAAGACTCAAAACCTATATTTTAGGGATAAGTTATCTCTCCTGTTTTTAAATCTATTTGAACATCACCGTAAGTTTCTTTAAGTTTTTTACTTAATTCATTTTCGGCAGTAAGTGTTTGATCAAATACTTGTTTTAAGTACTGTTCATCTTTTTCAAGTTGTAGTTTTCTAAATCCTATTTGCCCCAATTGGGCAATTAGTGCTTCAGATTGTGCTTGAAAGTTTTGTAATTCTTGTAATTCTGTTTCTTGTAACTTTGTTGGTTTAATCATAATGTTGTTTTTATTTTATTTTAGAATAATGCATTCCAAGATGTTCCATTGTAATAATATACTTTACTGGCTCCTACTGATCCTGATGCTATTATCATCCCTTCTATTGGTGTTGGGGTTGTTGTTCTTACTGCTAATTGTAAGATATCTCTTACTATTAACGAACCTGTTACTTGGAATGTACTTCCTGAGGCAAATACTAGATTACTTCTTGATCCAGTTGCCACTCCGTTTCCTATTATAAAGGCTGACTGTGCTGAAGAAGAGATATTATATTGACCTTGTACGTGTTGGTAATTTCCTGCTGCTATAGTACCAAGTCCTTCTGCATGTGACCAAGATCCTGATGCTATTGTACTCTCTCCTTCTGCATGTGAAAACTGTCCTATTGCTATTGTTGAAGATCCTTCAGTATGAGAATATGATCCTGATGCCATTGTATCAGCTCCTTCTGCATGTGAATAGTTACCTATTGCTTGAGTACTCCTTCCTTCTGCGTGTGAAGCAATTCCTGAGGCTATTGTAAGATATCCTTCTGCATGTGAATATAATCTTGATGATATTGTAGAAAGTCCTTCTGCATGTGAGTAGTCTCCTGATGCTGTTGTAAAATGTCCTTCTGCATGTGAACCAACTCCTGATGTTATTGTGCTATTTCCTTCTGCATGTGAATATGATCCTGATGCTATTGTACTCTCTCCTTCAGCGTGTGAATATAATCCTATTGCTTGAGTACTATTTCCTTCAGCATGTGAGTATTCTCCAATTGTTGTTGCACCCCTTCCTTCGGCATGTGAATATAATCCTGATGATATTGTAGAAAGTCCTTCAGCATGTGAATAATCTCCTATTGCTGTTGTGCCAGTTCCTTCTGCATGAGAATATGAACCTGATGCTATTGTACTCTCTCCTTCTGCATGTGAATAGTTACCTATTGCTTGAGTATTAATTCCTTCTGCATGAGAAGTTTCTCCTATTGCTTGAGTACTATCTCCTTCTGCATGTGAGTAGTCTCCTGATGCTATTGTATTAAAACCTTCGGCATGTGAGTAGTCTCCTGAAGAAGTTACTTGTCTACCTTCAGCATGTGAATACTGTCCTGTTGCTAGAGTATTTGTTCCTTCGGTATGAGATCCTAAACCTATTGCTTTAGTACCTGAGCCATTAGCTGTTGAAAAATTAGCTGAAGCAGTAACATTAATACCTTGAGCTAAAGCATATAACCCAGTTGCTAAACCTGAACCTAATAATACACTTGAGGAATTATATATAAACTTAAATGCAGAATTACCACCTAGATTACTACCACTATTAAATTGGATTTGAGTATCTGATCCACCAGCTCCACCTCCACCTGAGCCTGTAAGAGCTAAAGCACTAGAGGCAGTATAGAAAAATTGACCAGTTGATGCATTATATGTTACTACATTAGTTTGAGCTGTAGTAGTTAATCCTCTAACAATAGCTGATCCTGATACAGATAATGAACCAGTTAAGGCTAAAGATCCTGAAATAGTAGTAGGAGCTGTTATTACAATATTATTTGGGGATACACCATTTAAAGCATTTATTACACGTAATAAATGTTCTGCTCTAATTATTTGTCCTGCTGATATTCCTGAAGTACTTATTGTAGCCATTTACTGTATTTTATAATAAATATTAAAAATTTATTGTATTTACTACTTGTTCTTGTTTAATTGGTTGCAATTCCATAGCTTCAGGATTTACTAATTCTTCAACCCAACTAATCATAACTGATTGTTCTATTTTTTCAATTGGAATAAAATTATCTGATGAAGGTGCTGGTAATTCTACTGTACCGCCAATTGTTTCAAATCCTTCTAATGAGTATTCCCAAGTTAGTTGTATTATAACATCATTAAAATTTTGTAATGAGTCAACGTATCTAATTGATTTAATTTGTATCATAATTTTATTTATTATTAATTTATTACTGTAAATTTTATAACTGTTTCAGCGGTTGGTGCTGTATAGTTAATATTAAAACTTCCACTTGCTTCTACTACTGATTTAATGACACAAGTTGCATCGTCAGTTCCTAATTGACACATAACTATAGATGATGTTGTTACTAAACTATTTGTTACTACTAAAGAAGTTGATGCTGCTGCTGCATTTACTTTTCCTGATATTTTATTTATGGTTTGCGCCCCTGTTGTACCAGGTGCTGTTATAGTTGATGGAAAAACTAATTTACCACCTGTAACTTCAATTGCTCTAAAATCTGCTGCTGCTGTGAGTGTTGGATTTACGTATAATCCTCTTGTAATTCCATTTGCACCTCCTGTTTGGTTAATACCCCCTTCTATATTTGCAAAATTATAGATACCTGTCCCACTTGTAGGATTATAATTATTATTATTATTGATATTTAAAGCACCACCAATACCAGTTGTATGTGTTTGTGTACCTAATGGACTTAAAGCAATACTGTATATGGCTGAAGTGCTAGCTCCACCTCTAATACTAAGAGCAGTAGTACTACTTGAATTGTTAAATCCAGTTGCACTTACCAAACCTGCAAATTCACCAGCTCCATTTTTTGCTACAAAAAACCTATTAACCCCACCAACAGTTATGTTTATTAATTTAGAATTAGCATTACTTGCTGTATCTGTTATTGCTAATGATATAGCAGTTGGTGTTCCTGTTGTATTCCAAGTTTGAGATAAATTTAATAGTGAACCTGAATTAGCTGAACCCGATGCTTCATAAGTATCTGTAAAACTTACAGTTCCATTAGTAGTCTCTATTGCTCTAAAATCTGCTGCTGATGTAAGAGTTGGGTTTACATATAAACCACGTGTTATACCATTTGCTCCTCCTGTTTGGTTTAGACTTCCAGTAACATTAATTATATTATAAATTGCAGTTCCTGAAGTTGGAGCAAAGGTATCTGCTATTAAAAGTGAACCTTGTTGTGCCGATGTTGATGTTAAAGTCGATGTGTTTATTATTTGAACTCCATCGAATGCAGCTCCTACACCACTAGCTTTTAATCTTAAATTGGTACCCGAACCTCCTGCTCCTCCAGTTGTTGTGAAAGATGGAAATACCTGTACATTACCTGTACCAAGGTTTAATACTCCGTTAGATGTTGTAATCTGTTGTAGAAAAGTTGCTGCTCCTGTTCTAGATAGTTTAAATTGAGAAACTCCTCCTACTTGCACATCAAATAAATTAGAACTTACACCACTTGCTGTATTTGTTACATTTAATTTAAAAGCTGTTGGATTACCAGTTGTATTCCAAGTTTGTGATAAATCCAACAAAGAACCTGATAAACTTCCACTACCAGCTGAAACAGTATCTGTTAAAACAACTTTGCCTTGAGTAGTTTCAATTGCTCTAAAATCTGCTGCTGCGGTGAGTGTTGGATTTACGTATAAACCACGTGTTATACCATTTGCTCCTCCCGTTTGGTTGATAACACCATTATAATTAATAACATTGTGTTCTAATGTTCCCGATGTAGGTGCTATACCAACTGCTAAGTTAAATACATTTACAATGCCTGATGTTCCTAAAGCTCCACCAGTTTGTGTAACACTAAACATATTACCACTAACATTGGTATTTCTTTGCATAACAATCTTTCCATTTACACCTGTTGTAAAAACACCTTGTTTATCAAATTTATACCTAGACGTACTATTTTGAAATAGCTCCATTAAAACGGAATTGGTATTACTTGCGGTATCAGTTACATTTAGTCTTATAGCAGTTGGTGTTCCCGATGTGTTCCAAGTTTGATTTAAGTCTAGTAATGAGCCTGAATTGGCTGAACCCGAAGCAGCTGTTGTATCTGTAAAGATATTTCTACCATTTGTTGTTTCTATTGCTCTAAAATCAAAAGCACTTGTAAGAGTTGGATTTATATAAAGTCCTCTTGTTATACCATTTGCACCACCTGTTTGGTTAATTGTTGAATCAATTAAAACTGTATTATAAGTTCCCGTGCCACTTGTAGGAGCAAAAGTTTCAAATATTCTTAATTGTCCACTATCCCC